GGTTATGCCATGGGACGAAAACAGCAGCCCCTTAATTGTGCGACGCGTGAAAACCCCTAGAAAATATCATACGCAAAAGGCCGTGAAAGTTGATATACTAGGCCCCTCACAACAGAAAGGATAGAGAAAATGTTAAAAACAGTCAGAATCAGCGCGAACAGCAAAACCGGCCCAATAGCGGTTACTTATCGCAGCGGCGAACATGAAACCTATGGCACGTGCCCGACAAGCTGCAGCCTTCACCCAAAAAGTGAAACCGGCACATCACAAATAGACAGCGATTATCTGCAGGCCGTTTTTGATAGCGTCCCGCGTGGTGGTCAAGCTTGGACCTATTCGCATTTTACGGCCGAAGCGCTCCCCTTCCCTCAGCCAAATAAAACAGTGATAAATGCAAGCTGTGACACAACGGCCGAAGCAGTGCGCGCCGTAGAATTAGGCCGGCCCGCTGTATATGCTGCGCCCTTAGAATCGGCCGATCAGTGGCCGCGTAAAATCCACGGCGTACAATTTGCCCGTTGTCCCGCAGAATTGGCCGACAATTTCAGTTGTCAGCAGTGCGGCGGCGGCCGGCCATTGTGCGCACGTGGTGCGCGTGATTTTGTCGTTGTATTTGTTGCCCATGGCACCGGTAAAAAGAAAGTGGGAAAAGATGAAGACGGCGGGTGTTATGCTGCAAGCGGACCGGTAGCGATACAGTGGCACAACACGAGAAAAAACGGCGCTAAAAATGATGCTGCAGCGCTTCGCGAATTTGTGCGCACTCTCCCGCATGGATCTTTTTTGCGCCACCATATTGCGGGCGATTGCGGCCTAGAAGTGGGGGCCCCGTGATAATTGCACTAATCGTTATTTTGGTTTTGGTATGGTGGTTTTTGGACAATTACGGATAATTCGAAAATAATTGTAAATAAAACGTGCAAAGTGTAAAAAGTATGTATAATTCAAGCACCGGCACAAAAAACCGGTTTTTATCAACTCAGAAAGGATAGTGAAAAATGGCCCACATGATCGACACAACAACGGGAACAGCAGCAATAGCTTACTCAGGGTTAGCCCCTTGGCATAAGTTAGGGCAGCAGCTAACAGCAGGCGCGACAATTCAAGAATGGACACAGCAAGCCGGTTTGGCTTATGACGTATTAGAGAGCCCTGTGTTATTTAACACACCGGCCACCAGTGCTCCGCAAGCTTGGCCTGATAGAAAGGTTTTGCATAGAAGCGACACCGGCGCGCCGTTAGCTGTAGTCTCGCAAGGCTATAACGTGGTGCAGCCCTCTGAAGTAATGGGGTTTTTTAGTAAGCTTGTGGATCTTGGCGGGTTCACAATGGAGACGGCCGGCGCGCTAAGTTACGGCCGGAGGGTTTGGGCCTTGGCTAAGGTGAACGAAGGGGCCGACATTGTGGAAGGTGACACAGTGCGCCCTTATGTTTTGCTTGGCACGTCATACGACGGGACAATGGCCACCATTGCAAAATTTACCAGTGTGCGCGTGGTATGCAATAACACAATCACGGCGGCCGTCAATAACAGCGAATCGCAAATTAGGGTTTTACATTCTGAGCGATTCAACGCGGACGATGTCCGGCTGCAGCTTGGCATTGTGGCCAACCAGTGGGAGCGGTTTTTAGTTCAATCCCGCAAATTGGCCGGTGAAAGTATGACGGGCGAAGAATGCGACGCGTTCGTTACTGAATTATTGAAGCCCTACCACACCGGCAAAATTGAAATTAAAGATAGCCGAGCATTTAAGCGAATCATTGAACTATTTAACGGGCGCGCTATTGGTTCCGATATTGTGGGCGTGGCCGGCACGCGGTGGGCGGCCTTGAATGCGGTCACTGAATTAGTCGATCATGAGCGCGGACGATCTGACAACACCCGTATTGAATCGGCGTGGTTTGGAACCGGTGCGGCCCTTAAAAATAGGGCTTTAGAATTACTGTCCGCTTAACCAGTGCAATTAGCCGACCGGCCCGATGGTTTTTCACTCTCGGCCGGTTGGTTTTTTGTGCTTATCGGTTGGTTAATGAATACCCTATAAACTAGGCCCTTGGCCCCTGACGCTCGCTCCCTTGGGCGTGGCGCTTGGCCCTTGGGCCTTGCTCCATGGGCCGTGGCCCATGGCCCGCGCGCCGTTAGGCGCGCGGGTTTTTTCTCTGCAGCCGGTTTTGTTTTCTTTGATTTTTTCCCTTGAATGGTGGTGGCGGGGGTGGGTGGGCCCGCTAACTTTTTTTGTTTTATTTGTTGCAAAGTGCTGGCGCGGTGGTATACTGTGTGCTCAACCTAGAAAGGATAGAGAAAATGTTTGATCCAGTACTGCGCGCTAAGGCTTTTGAGCTGTTGCCCGATAATCATGAAAATGACATTGGTTTTTTGCTTGGCTTGGGCCGTGACTTTGACGCGATGCTTGAAGGCCGAAAATACTGCCGTGACATTTACTTGAATGAATTCGGTTATTCGGTGCATGACTTTTTGCCCAAGGATTTGGCCATCATGTGGAATGGGGACGATGGGTGGGGGATCTTTGCCAACAATGGCTTGGAGTGGATTGACGAAACCGGTAACCACCTTGTCTTCGCAACTGAGGCCGAAGCGGCCGAATACATGGACGAAGTGGTGGCCAAGGAATTGCAAAAAGAAATTGAAGGTGGCGCAAAATGATTAACACCGATCAAATAATCCAGTGCGCCTCGGACCTTGGGTATTCGCTTTCTCTGGACGATGCTCTGGACGTTCTCCATGGTGACTTTGACGGGTGGGTTATTTATGAGGGGGAAAACGTCTGGAATGCAACCACTGAATGGTTGAACATTTATGAGACTGGCGCAGATTTTTATAAAAAAGAATTTAAGAAGATTCGTGCAAAGTGGGAAACAGTGCTATAATTCATTCATCTAATCGGCCGATTAGATACAACCTTAGAAAGAAGAGAGAACGCAATGACAAACCCAGTAACACCCTTCCGCAATAATCTGTTTGGTTCACGTGGCATGGACATTCAGTCCGCACTGGATTATTCAGAAGTCATGATCAATACTTTGAGCGCTACGGATCAGGTAGCAGTGAGAACCGCATTCGGTGTTTTGTTGAACACCATTGAAAGCGCAGTGACCCAGTCCCAAGGCCCGAGCCCCGTAGAAGAAGCATTGTTTGCCATCATTGACAAACGCATTGCAGTTTTGCAGATTAATACCCAAGTGGAAATCAATGCATCCATTGACGACTGGATGGATAACAACCTGCGCGACAAGATGATGGACATCTTGGCCAACGACGACATCGATAATCAGATCAGTAACTGGATGTCAAATAACTTTGACGTTACCGATTACAACGTGGACGATGCAATTGAGCAGTGGATGGATAACAACCTAGACGACAAGGTGACAGATGCGGCACGTTGTTTAACATTTACTGTTGAAGTATCACGCTAAACCGTGATATAATTCATGCACTGGACCAGCCGGTCCAGTGCTCTTAGAAAGGATAGCGTCATGAAAGTAAAAATTGATTTGAGTTTGTTACTGAAGCAATCGGTGGCAAACATGGAAGATGAAGGCGATCTGCGTTGGTCAGTCGGTGCGGGTCTACAAGACTTGTATTGGGATGCGTGGGTAAAAGAGTTTCAAAATCAAATGATCAAAGAGTATCGCAAACAAGCAGAACAAAACACATTTAGTTAAACCGTGCTATAATTCACTCACTGGACTAGCCGGTCCAGTGAACTTAAACCCTAGAAAGAAGAGAGAACATCATGACTAAAGTCATTACAATTGATAGCAACCGTTACGTGTTACCAACTGAAATGTCCAACAAGGACATTCAAGCTCTGGCCGGTTTCCTGATCACTCTAACCAGAGTGGACTATGAGTGGATGTATGGCCAAGGCGATAGCCTTTACTTTCCGAACGAAGGTGCAAAGGTCAGCATAGACCAGTTGGATCTGGTCAGCAAAGAAGAAGCAAAGACCAGAGCGAACACGGCCCGCGAAGTTTATCAGGCCAAGAAGGACGAAGAAGAAAGGGCCAAGGCCGGTGACCTGATCGGCCTACACGTGAACCAGTAAGCGCTGGTCTAGGTTGTATGTACATACAACCTAGCGATCACAAACAGGCAGCCGACTCGGCTGCCTTTTTTGTCAGCCGGTGTATTACTATACAGAGTATAGTAATACTGGGCCTGTGGCCCAGTATGCATAGCACAGGCACCGATGGCATGCCATCGGTGTTTACCCTTACTCTTTTTTTCTTATTTTTTCCCTCATAGGTGGTGGCGGGGGTGGGTGGGCCCGCGTGTACCTCTGTTGTCTACGTATAGGGTTACATCCTTTAGAGGGGGGAGGGCCATAAACAGCCCGTCAAGCGCAAGCTAAACCTTCGCCCTGTTTCTGCCAAATTTCAAACCTTTTTAAACTTGGCCTCCCCAAAAGACCCCCCTTGTTGTTTTAAATGCAATCAGGGGTTATATTTATGCAAATTTCAAAACGTGGCCTATGCACTCTACAAAACCCAATGACGTACAAGATGAACAGCTTCGCCTTGAGCTACGCTTAAAACTTCTTGAAGCACAGGAGCGTGCAACCACTGACTTCCTGTCTTTCTGCCAGTACGTCTGGCCCGAGATGCTTGTTGGGGAACACCACAAACGAATCGCCAAAGCTCTTGATCGTGTAATAACCGGCGAGTGCAAACGCCTGATGATCGCGATGCCTCCCCGTCACGGCAAGTCCCAGCTAGGTAGCTATCTGTTCCCAGCATATCTGATGGGCCGCAACCCTGACACCAAACTCATTGTCGGCTCCCACACTGCTGAATTAGCGCAGCGTTTTGGCCGGATGATCCGTAACCTTGTCGATGACGAGAAGTACAAGGAACTGTTCCCTAAGATGGCCCTGTCCGTAGACAGTAAAGCGGCGGGCAGGTGGAACACGGCCCAAGGCGGTGAAGCGTTCTTCATTGGTAAGGGCGGTGCGATGACGGGCCGTGGTGGTAATGTTGTCGTGCTAGATGATATTTTGGACGAGCAGGATGCTGTGTCTGAAACTGCGATGGAGAACACGTGGGAGTGGTACACGTCCGGTCCTCGTCAGCGTTTGCAACCGGGTGGTGCAATCATTGTGATTAATACGCGTTGGAAAACAGACGATCTTTCTGGCCGCCTCTTGAAACAGCAGGGCTATTTGAAGTCTGACCAGTGGGAGATCTTGGAGTTCCCTGCCATCCTGCCGTCCGGGAAACCACTGTGGCCCGACTACTGGAGCCTTGATGAATTAGAAAAGGTCAAAGTCTCCATTGGCTTGAAGAAGTGGAACGCCCAGTGGCAGCAGCAGCCAACGAATGATGAGGGTGCTATTCTGAAGCGTAACTGGTGGCGCAAGTGGAAGTACGATGATCCACCGGAGTGTGAGTATCTGATTCAGGTATACGATACGGCGTACTCGAAGAAAGAGACTGCTGACTTCTCTGTCATCTCGACGTGGGGCGTGTTCTATCCTGATGCTGACTCGGGTGCCAATCTGATGCTGCTTAACGTGCGCAAGGGCCGTTGGGATTTCCCTGAGCTAAAGCGCATGGCTAAAGATGAATACATGTATTGGAAGCCGGACAATGTTTTGATTGAGGCAAAAGCTACTGGTACTCCGCTGCAACAGGAACTGCGTAAAATGGGCATTCCTGTCACGATGTTCTCGCCCGGCGGTCGAAGGTCCGGTCAAGATAAGGTCAGCCGCGCCAATGCCGTTGCTCCGCTCTTAGAGTCCGGCATGATCTGGTACCCTGAAGGTAAGGAGTGGGCCGAGGACCTTGTAGAGGAATGCGCGGCTTTTCCTAATGGGAACAATGACGACCAAGTGGATACTGCGGTGATGGCTTGGACGAGATTTCGTGCTGGTAACTTTATTGCGTTGGACACGGATGACGATACGGAAGACGAGCCTGATACAACACCGGTTGAGTATTATTGAAATGCCGCATAAAATGTCTTGAATATTTGATCAAGGACCTCGGACCATGGCCCAACAGACGTTTGAAGAGATAGTTGCTGCTGTTAAGCAAGCGGAGAGCCGTGGTAAGCGGTACGCAGCAGACGGTAAAACTCTGACCACCAGTCCCAAGGGTGCCCTTGGTGAGATGCAGGTCATGCCCAAGACTATTACGGATCCGGGTTTTGGTGTAGCTCCTGCTAAAGATAAGTCCCCTGATGAGATTGCGCGTGTGGGTGTGGATTACTTGCAGGCCATGAAGCAAAAGTATGGTGATACAGAGAAGGCTTTGATTGCGTATAACTGGGGACCGGGATCCACGGACAAATGGATTGCTGCCGGTGCTGACCCAAAGAAGTTGCCGGCGGAAACCCGCACTTATGTGGAGCGTGTCAAGGGATTTCTTGGCAAGGATGTTCCACGTGAAACAATGGCCAAAAAAGACCGTGAGCCTCTGCCGCCGTCCCTGCCCCCAATGGCCCAAGCCGATCAGGCAACTCCTGCCAAAGCAACAGTCATGGCAAAGATGGATGTCAAGTCCATGCCCGCCAGCTATCAGGCTGCTTTTGCTTTAGCAGCTTTGGCTGATGCGCAGGACGAAGAGGATGATCGGGTATATAACGAGAACAAGAGCACGGAAACAGAAGAGTTTTTTGCTAACTACAAGCCTGTCAATAAATTAGCTTCGCTTGATTTAAGCGTTACGCCTGTGATGATGAAAGATGGTGGCGAAGTTGGTGAAGATCTAACAAAGCCATCTTTTGGCAATCCTAACATTCGCAAGCAAGGCGAGGCAGCAAGGAGACTTGCTGCGATGCGGGATGTCAACACATTACCCGATCCTAAGACATACGCAGCGGTAGCCGGGGCCCTTGGCACTCGGCCCGATCAAATGGGCTTTAGTGTATTGAATCCCAAGTACAAAGAGATAATGGATGTTGCCAATCCTGCTTTTTATACGGGTACGGCGTTGCAAATAGCCCCTGTTGCTCAAGGTCCCGGCATGGGACGTATGGTGGGTGCTGCGGAAAGAGCTTTGGAGCCAGCGGTACGCAGAACATTGGAAGGTGGTGGTAAGGCATCTGAGATGTTGCAGGCTTTGGCAGCTCCCCCATCACAGATGTTTGTTCGTGCAAGACCGGAAGCAGCAGCGCGGCACGCGGACCTGCAGGCTAAGGGCTTGTCACCAGAGGAAATCCGTGCGCAGAATTTGACGTTGGTTGATAACCGCGGTAATTTGATTGAAGAGATCAGTGATGCGCCGGCAGTTTTGCAGCAAAAGACAGCTTCTGTGCCGCGTAATTTCTACGATATGCTGGCGCATCCGGAGCTTAAGAGCATTTATCCCGGATATGACATGCCTGATGTGCGGATAGGAACAACAAGGCGCAAGAATGCACCGTTGGCTTCGGCTTCTTTTGGAGAAAGAGAAGGAATTCAAGGAACAGTGCGTGATTTGCCGGGCGATGATGCGAGGAACACGGTCCGCGGAACTTTGTTGCATGAAGGCCAGCATGCAATTCAGTCCATAGAAGGTTTTACAGAGGGTGCAAACCCCAGTGCATTTGTTGCTTACATCAAAGCAAAGCGCGGTTTGTACCACGAGGATCCTACGGTCAACGAAAATGTTATTCGGGAGATGGAAAGGGCATACCCTAATTTGCCTGAAGTTACAGACAGGATAGGGCAGGATCTTAAAGCTAAATACGGCAAAGTTTTTCCGTCAGACAAGCGCGTAGGGGAAGCTTTGTACAGGCACATGCCGGGTGAAGTACAGGCGGACTTGGCTCGTATTCGCGGTAATTTGACGCCGGAAGAGCTTAAAGCAACGCCGCTTGAGGCATCAATGCAGCAATTAGGTATTAATCCTGCCAATATTTTGGAAATGAACAAGATGGGTTCGCGCCCTGACAGGCAGATTGGTGATTTGGAATATGATGTGTATGGCTACGCGGACGGCGGAGAGGTGGAGCAAGAGCGCCTGACCCCGCAGCAGATAGAAAGAATCGCGGCCCAAGAAACAGCAGAGCGCGAAGCGGCAAGCAATGCTGCATTTATTGCGCAAAAGTCTGGTATTGGTCGCAAGGCAGGCCCTGTTTCTCAGGCTCTGCAGTCTGGTCAGGGGCAGATAGAGTTTCTCAAAGGCATGACCAACGTACCGCAGAATATTTTGGGTGCGCCTGTTGATCTTGCAACGATGGCGATGCGTCCTTTTGGCTACGATGTTGAGAAGCCGTTTATGGGCAGTGAGTATCTGAAAGAACAATCACGGGCCGCGGGCCTTGGATTCACCCCATCTACCGATCCAACCCTAGCCGGTTTCTACGGCGCTGGTGATATAACCAGTAACCTTGTCAATCCTGCAGGTGCTACGCGCGCGGGCGTCAAAGCTGGCGAAAAAACAGGGGAAGCAGCCAAGATGTTGGCCAAGGATTTCCAGCAGTACAACCAAGAACTTGCAGTTCCCGGTGCTTCCTACATCCGCCGCCCTGCTGGCGGGGTGTTCCCAACGGCAAAGAGCGTGGAAGACGAGCCAGTATCTTCGTTGGATACGGCAATAAAAGGTTATATAGGAACGTTAGACCTTATTAGAGCACCAGCCGAAAACAAAGAAGCGGCAAAGCAGTTTATTGATACAAAACTTCGCGACTACTTTAAGACTAAGGCAGGCAGCGTATCGGATCCTTTACGCGAAGCTTTGATTAGTGGCCGCATTAAACTTCCAAAAGATTCTCCGTTAGAAGAACAATTTCCACAAGCCCTGATTAATGCTTCAAGGGCAGGCGATGTTACGGCGATGAAGGAAATAGAAAAACGTTTTGACCGGATGATGAATGTAAGTAATTTCCGTGTTAAGCAGGCAGGGGCTGGGGTAGACGACAGGGTGGTAGCAGAGTCGTTTAAGCAGACAATTTTGCAACAGATGAAAGCTAATCCGAGCGTTATTCCGGATGAGTTTTTGTTGCGATTGGCAAAGAAAGACACAAGCAAACTGTCTAAGCAGGAACAAGCGGCAGAAGTTGCCGGTATTCGGCAAAAGCTTGCCGATAATCCGACACTGTTTAACACAGTGATTGAGCCAAAGATGACTCGTTTGATAGATGATCAACTGGTTGAAAATGTAAGCCCAAGTAGCGTTGCTCAATATGCGGATCTGTATCCCGCTTTAGCAAATGCACCAAAGCGGCAAGAAGGAATTATGGCGTTACAGGCAGATGTGCCCATTACGGATTTAACGTACATGGGCATTCCCGATGCATTTGGCATGCAGAGGTATGAGTTTGCACAAGAAATAATGAAAATGGATCCTAAAGATCTTGCACAGATGAGCGTGCCTGAGTTTTATGCTAAGGCTATTCCATCCTTTGCAAAAGCGGAAGTATTTAAAGAAAAAGTTCGCACTGTAGATAAGTTAGCCTCAGCAGGAAAACCGGTGCCTGCCGAACTTGGTCAATTTGGAACCAAGGAATTTTTGCCAACCGACTCAAGCGGCATGACATGGCGCGAAATTACTAATCCGCAAGCCTCTTTAATTCAAGCAAAGTTTTTAGGTAATTCAATAGGTGGCTACGCGGAAGCTGGCACTTACGGTCCAATGGACAATGGTATTAATGCGCTAAAGAACGGGGAAGTTCGCTTGTTTAGCTTGTACGATAAGAATGGCCACGCTGTTAACAACGTTGAATTTGTGACGCCCAAGGTAGCCAACAAATTACCACACAAAGCAAACACCATTACCCAGATGAATGGCAACGGCGTTAGAACAGGCAACGTGGTGCCAGAAGACTATGCAGAACAAATGTTAGATTTGGTCAATGCATTAAACCCTAAAGACATACCGTTCAGCATTAAGCAACTATTTCAGGACAAAGGTTTGATGCCCACACAACGCGCTGATGGGGGTATGATCGAGCGCCAACCCAACGATAACCGCAGATATCTGTAAGGACACAACATGCCAATTGAAAAGAACATGACAATCGACGACTTGCCCGGTGGCGATGTCGCCATTGAGATGGAAGACGAGCTACCTTCGGATATTGACATTGAGTTTGATGCAGAAACTGGGGCGGTAGTTATCAACATTGGCGCAGAAGACGACGATGTTGCCTATGACAGCAACTTGGCCGAGGTCATTGAGCCTGATGTCTTGCAGCTTATCTCGTCTGACTTGATGTCGTTGTTTGATGCTGACAAGTCTTCACGCAAAGAGTGGGAAGAGCAGTACAGCAAGGGCATGAAGATGCTGGGCTTCACGTTTGAAGAGCGTACCAAGCCATTCAAGGGCGCGTGCGGCGTGCAGCACCCACTTTTAACAGAGAGTATTGTGCAGTTCCAAGCCCAAGCGCTTAAGGAATTGATGCCTGCGGGCGGTCCTGTGCGCACGCAAGTGCTGGGCAAGGAAACGCGTGAGAAATTGATGCAGGCAGACCGCGTCAAGGACTTCATGAACTACCAAATCACCACGGTGATGGAAGAGTACACACCTGACTTTGATCAGTTGCTGTTCTATGTTGGTTTTGGTGGCTCAGCGTTTAAGAAAGTCTATTACGACGAGGCCAAAGGCCGCATGGTAAGCGCTTTGGTGCTGCCTGATAACCTTTATATCCCCTACACAGGCTCATCGGTGATGAGCGAATGCCAGCGGATCACGCACCGCGTACCGATGTCCACCAACGATTACCGCAAAGCGGTGATACGTGGTCAGTACTTGGATACAGCGCAGATGACGACTGCGGCAGAGACAGGCCAGAGCATTATTAAGAAGGAAACAGACCGCACAACAGGCGTTGATCCTACTGGTGTGGAAGAAGAGATCTGTTTGCTGGAGTTCTTGGTTGATCTGGACATCAGAGGCTTTGAGCACAAGGATGAAGACGGCGAAGAGACAGGTATTAAGCTGCCTTACATCGTCACCATTGACGAAATCTCTCAGTCTGTTGTGGGTGTGCGCCGCAACTGGAAAGAAGCTGATCCCCTGTTTGCCCGCAAGCAGTACTACGTGCATTACTTGCTGGTCCAAGGCCCCGGTGCTTATGGTTTGGGATTTTTGCACTTGGTTGGAGGTCTTACAAAGACAGCAACGTCTGCATTGCAGCAATTGGTGGACGCTGGAACACTGGCAAACCTTCCTGCCGGCTTTAAAGCCAAGGGTGCGCGCATTGCAAACGACGATACACCTTTGTCACCCGGTGAGTTCAGGGACATGGATGCTGGTGGTGCAGAGTTGTCTGCATCCTTGTTGCCATTGCCGTACAAAGAGCCTAGCCAGACACTGTTTGCGCTGCTTGGTTTCTGCGTAGATGCTGGCCGCCGTTTGGCAAGCATCACCGACATGCAAGTGGGTGACAGCAACCAAAATGCTGCTGTGGGAACGACGATTGCGTTGCTTGAAAAGGGCAGTGCGGTGATGTCGGCAATTCACAAGCGTTTGCACTACAGCCAACGCATGGAATTTCAGTTGTTGGCCAAGGGTTTTGCAGACTATTTGCCTGCTGAGTACCCATACGATGTGCCCGGTGAGAGCCGCAGGATTAAGGCGCGTGACTTTGATGACCGCATTGATGTATTGCCAGTCTCTGACCCCAACATCTTCTCTGTTGCACAGCGTATCACGATGGCGCAGACGCAGTTGCAACTGGCTCAGAGCGCACCGCAGATGCACAACATGTATGAGGCCTATCGCCGCATGTATGAAGCCATTGGTGTGCGGGATATTGATCAGATTTTGAACACACAGAACGTGGACAAGCCAAAGGATCCTGCAAGCGAGAACGCACAGGCGCTGGACGGCTCACCATTGAAGGCTTTTGCTGGCCAGCAGCACGATGCGCATATCATGACGCACATTTTGTTTGGCTTGAGCCCCATGATGCAGTCAATGCCTAATGTTGCAGTCACAATGCAAAAGCACATCTTCGATCACATCCGTTTGAAGGCGGAAGAAGAGGTGGAAGCTGAGTTGTTCCAGTATTACGGCACTGATCCTGAAGGCATGGTATCTGCGCTGCAGCGCGAAGGAATGGTTGCAATGAAGGTTGCACAGGGTTATCAAGAAGTCAAGGGCCTTCAGACCCAAATGATGGGCCCACAGGACGATCCTTTGGTCAAGTTGAAAGAACAAGAGCTTGCTCAGAGCGCTCAGCGCGACCAAGCCAAGTTACAAGTGGATCAGCAACGCCTTGGATTGGATCAACAAAAGGAACAAGCCGATGTTCAGTTTGATTCTGCACGCCTAGCACTGCAACAACAGGCTGCTGCACAGAAGAATTCGCAAGATGCTATACGAAATGCCCAACAAGGAGCAAAAAATGCAAACCAAAGCAGCAAAAAAGCCTAAAAAAGCGCCTAAGGAGATGTCCGGAGCGCCAAAAAGTGTAAAAACACCACAAAATGATCCACGAGTAACGTATGTTTACCGAAAAGATGCATTTAAGAAGGTAAAACTAGCGTAATAGTGTGCATAATGCACACGTAACCTTCGGACAGGGGTCTATCTGTCTGCTTCATTGGAGTTATCCATGCTTGAATTTGCAGAGAAAGTCATATTTGCCATTCGCAGGCTTGAAAACGAAACTAAAGACTTCGTTAGCAGCGGCAATGTCAAATCGATGGAGCAGTACAAACATTTGATGGGCCGGTTAGAGGGTTATACGTTTGTTCAGGAAGCCATACAGGATGTCTTGAACAAGAACTCTGATCAATAAAGGACCAAACAGATGGAAATGACTGCATTAGAGAAGCGATGGGCTGAGGAAGCGGTTGAAAAAGCCGCCGCTGAAGCTTCTGCTGCTGAGGCTGCCAAGATTGAAGAGGCAGAAGAAGAGCAGCGCATCGAAAACATCAAGGAACACCTTCCACAGCCTACAGGTTGGCGGATTGTTGTGTTGCCCTACAGAGGCGCTAAGAAAACCAAGGGCGGCATTGAATTAGCCGAAGAAACCTTGGAACGACAGCAACTCACTACCACATGTGCTTACGTTTTGGCCGTTGGCCCACTTGCTTACAAAGACACCGACAAGTTTCCGGACGGTCCTTGGTGTAAAGAAGGCGATTGGATCATTTTTGGTCGTTACGCAGGCGCACGTATGGGCATTGATGGCGGAGAGATCCGTATTCTCAATGATGACGAGATTCTGGCCCGCATTAGCGATCCAGATGACATTCTGCACATGTAAGGAAGCATATGACGCAAGTAATGAACGATTCGCAACTTGAATTTGACCTTGGAGAAGGTGAGAAAGCCACAGATGTGAGCTTTGACCGTCCTGAAGGCGACGAGAGTCCTGAGGCACCTGAGCAAGAAACAAAAATCTTCCAAAAGCCTGAACAGGAGGCTGCTCCTAAGAATGAGTTGGATGAGATTAGTGAAGGTGTGCAAAAACGCATCTCAAAACTCACTGCGCGCATGCGCGAAGCAGAGCGCCGTGAGCAGGCAGCCCTTGAGTACGCTAAAGGTCTGCAGAATCAGACGCAGAACCTCCAGCAGAAGCTTGTACAGACGGATTACAGCCGCTTGAACGAAGCCAAAACACGTTTGGATACCCAACAGACCCAGTTGCGTCAAATCATCGCCAAAGCGCGTGAAGAGAATGACATTAACACGGAGTTGGAAGCGCAAGAGCGTTTGTCTGCCTTGGTTGGTGAGCAGCGTCAAGTGGCAGGCTGGTTGCAAACACAACAGGAAGTTGTTCAGCAGCAGAGCTACCAGCAAGCGCAACCAGCGGCCGCTCCTGTACAACAACGTCCTCAACCTAACCCTCGTGCAGAAGACTGGGCGGAACAAAACTCTTGGTTTGGCCAAGACCGCGTGATGACTTATGCTGCTTGGGGCATACACCAAACACTTGTTGAACAAGAAGGTGTTGACCCTAACTCCGAGGAGTACTATACTGAACTTGACAAGCGTGTCCGGAGTACATTTCCAGACAAGTTTAGCCAATCCAGACAACAGCGTTCCGCGCCTGCTGTTGCCCCTGCCGCCCGTAGTTCGGGAATTAATAGTGCGCGCCGTACTGTCCGGCTTTCGCCGAGTCAGGTTGCTATAGCAAAAAAACTGGGCGTTCCTCTTGAAGAGTATGCCAAGTATGTTAAGGAGTGAAACAATGACTAAAGTTACTATCGACAAAGCCCCTCGCGCATCACGCGATACGGAAAAACGTCGCCGTCCTTGGACCCCTCCCTCACGTCTTGACGCGCCTCCTGCCCCTGAAGGGTTTAAGCATCGTTGGATTCGTGCTGAAGTAAACGGTCAACTGGACAAGGCTAACGTCTACAGTCGTCTTCGTGAAGGCTATGAACTAGTCCGTCTTGAAGAGTTGCCCGAAGAATACCAAGGCATGATGCCTACCGTTGATGACGGTAAGCATGCTGGAGTTGTTTCTGTTGGTGGTCTCTTGCTTGCAAGGGTGCCTGATGAAACGATTGCAGAACGCAACGAGTATTACCGTCGTAAGGCTCAGGAACAGTTACACGCTGTTGACAACGAGATGATGCGAGAAAACGCTCACTCTACAATGCGGATCCAGAACCCCGAGAGGAGTTCGCGCACTTCATTCCGTCAGCCGCAAGGTTGATTCTTTAATTTTTGTAGGAGCTACAAATGGCAAATATCAATAAGCCTTTTGGTTTGCGTCCCGTTGGTAACCTGTCCGCTACTGGTGCTCAGAAACAGTACGGCTATCAGATTGCTGACAACCAAGCCGGAGCAATTTTCCAAGGCGATTTAGTTGTCGTATATGACGGCTTTATCATTAAGTATGACGCATCTACGCACAGTGCCCCCACAGGCGTGTTTAACGGTGTTCAATACAACGACCCAACCCGTGCGGGCAAGCCCACATGGAAAAACTTCTACCCCGGTAGTATTGACGTTACACAAGGCATTATTGCTTGTGAAGTGTTAGACGACCCATCACAATTGTTCTTGGTGCAAGCCGACGGAACAATTACTCAAGCTAATATTGGCAAGAACGCTGATCCTGTTTCCGGTACAACTGGTAGCACGGTGACTGGTGTTTCTGCTGGTGCATTGAGCTCTGCTTCCATCGCTAAAGATGCCGCCTTGACTTTCAAGATCATCGGTATTAGCGAGCAGCCCGACAACGAGTTAGGTCTCTATACCGTTGTTGTTGTTAAACTTAATCAGCATCAGTACGGTAGCGTCGGTGTTGCATCTAACGGAGCATAATCATGGCAATCACCCGTTCCCAACTAGTAAAAGAACTTGAGCCCGGCCTGAACGCACTGTTCGGTTTAGAGTACAAGCGTTACGAAAACGAGCACGAAGAGATTTTCTCTATTGAGACATCTGATCGTGCATTTGAAGAAGAGGTCATGTTGACTGGCTTCGGTCAAGCCCCGGTGAAAACCGAGGGTGCCGGTGTTCAGTACGACACAGCACTGGAATCCTTCACAGCCCGCTACACACACGAAACCATCGCTATGGCTTTCGCGTTGACAGAGGAAGCTGTGGAAGATAACTTGTATGACCGCTTGTCAGGTCGTTACACCAAAGCTATGGCTCGTTCAATGAGCTTCACAAAGCAAGTAAAAGCTGCTTCTGTGTTGAACAACGGTTTCACTGGCGGCAACTATGCCGGCGGCGACGGCGTTGCATTGTTCTCTACAGCCCACCCAACTGCCTTGGCTCAAAACTATGCAAACACTCCCGCAGTGCCTGCAGATTTGAACGAGACATCTTTGGAGCAAGGTTTGATCGACATTGCCGCGTTCATCGACGAGCGTGGTTTGAAGGTCGCTTTGACTGGCCGCAAGATGATTGTTCCTAAGGAACTGCAGTTCACTGCAGAGCGCCTGATGAAGAGCACTTTGCGTACTGGCACTGCTGATAACGACATCAACGCTATCAAGTCCATGGGCATGCTCCCAGAAGGCTATGCCGTCAATCACTACCTGACTGACGTCAACGCTTGGTTCATCATTACTGATGCACCTAACGGCTTGAAAATGTTCCAGCGTTCACCTATCAAAACAGCCTTTGAAGGCGACTTTGACACAGGTAACGTTCGTTACAAGGCTCGTGAGCGTTACAGCTTCGGCTGGTCTGACCCACGTGGCGCTTACGGTTCGCCCGGCGCATAATATTTCTTTGGAAATATTTGAAAGGGGGCCTTGTGCCCCCTTTTCTTTTGTTGTATATTGATAGCACTCCGGGGTTATCCGGTGCATCAAACAGTCCCGGCTGACGACATACAGATTGATGCACTTCACTTGTATGTAAGGAAACATCATGGCACGTACTACTTTTTCGGGCCCAGTCCGGGCTGGCTATCAAGGCGGCAGCGCAGGCACTCAACAGCCAATCACTCCCACAAATATCAATACTGGTACAGTTATTGAAGTCAACCAAGGCAGCGGTGCTTATGGTTTTTATACCCGTGTTGAACCAACTGTAGGGTTTGGGTCTAGCAGTTATTTAACACCCGGCGAGTCTTACGGCATGTTTGGCCGTACCCAGTCCGGTGCTCCCTTTGCAACAGTTCCTTCAACCAACTTTAACCACATGGCGGGTGTTGTTGGTAATTTTGCGGTAATTGGCACCTACTCTAACAACGGCTTGATGGCTGGTGTAATGGGTATTATCAACACCAACACTTTGTCTGGCGATGCTGCGGTGATGGCGTTTATGGCCGGTGATTCTGGCGTAACAACCTGCCGTGCGGCCTTCGGTGTTGCGATGGCTCAAACCACAGGCGGTTCCGGTTTTGAGTATGGTATTGACTTGAAGATGCAAGACCCCGTTCTTGATGGTGGTGGCCCTTCTAGCGTTATTCCTTACACCAAAGCCAACATCCGCATGGAAGATGATGTTGTGGTTATGGTGAACACGGGTGTTCCTACTGACGGTACAACGGGTGACAACTTTGCTGGCCCCGGTTCCATGTATATTGACAGCACCGCTGGAAACCTTTATCTCCAGACAGGGGCGATTACCAGCCCCGTTTGGAAATTAGTCACTCGCGCTGCCTAATGTTGACACATAAAGACCCAGAGGTTCAAGCCATGCTTGGGCTTCTGGAAAGTCAAAGAGATCACGCTATGGGACTTGTAGCGGCGATGGCAAAAGAAAATGCGGAGTTAAAAGCCCGCATGTTAGACGCACCAGAACCGGAGCAACAAGATGGCACAACTTTTACTTGATGAAGCAACTAGCACAGGCGCAGGCCTGTCATGGAATGAGCGCGATACAACGGCTAACTCAACGTACAATTTCCATACGTTTCAGGCTATTGGAAATACTTCTGCGTCTACAGGGGCAGCCACTGTTTTAATTCAAGTCAGCAATGATGGCGTGAATTATTTAACAATGGGAACCATTACCCTGACATTGGGGACGGCTGTTACGACAGATGGGTTTGCGGTTATTAACAATTGGAACTTTTACAGGGCTAATTTATCGGCAATATCAGGTACTGGGGCAAAGGTCTCCGTGTACATGAAAGGTTGATCATGGCTGTTTTAATTAATAACCCCGTAGCTGGCCATGTTGCAAGAAACTATGGCATGTTTCAAGACAACAACACGCAAGTTAGTGGCGGCGCTACTAGCGCAAACTTAATGTTGTTGCGTACAACCGATTTTGCCAATGGGGTATCAATTGCAAATGATTCACGTATAACCATTGCAACTTCGGGTGTTTATAACCTTCAATTTTCTGCTCAATTTTCTCGCGTTGCTGGTACTGGATTTTCCACCGTGGATGTTTGGTTAGCCAAAAACGGTGCAAATGTTGCAGATACTAACGGTCAAGTAAACGTTCCCCAAAGCGGTGGAAAAAACATGGCAGCATGGAATTACTTGATACAAGCTAATTCAGGCGACTATTTTCAACTATATTGGTCAAGCACAGATGCAAACATTGAGTTGTTGTACATTGCGGCTGGGTCAAACCCAACACGCCCTGAAACACCTTCTATCATCGTAACAGTTACTGAAGTAACATAAACTTTTAAATAAGGAGTCCAAAATGGGACGAGCAGCAAAAATGGCGGATGATCAGTACCAAGGCGAAGTTCAGCCCGGTGCACAGAAACAAGATATGGCTAAAGGCGGCCCCAAGCAAACAGCACGTAAGACAGTGGCTCCTTCTGGTTCCACTACGCCCCGTGGTGTAGGCTTGGCAAAGAACAAGCCCTGCAAGCTGTATTGAAATGGCTAAATCTCCTGCTTGGCAGCGTAAAGAAGGCAAAAGTGCCAGTGGCGGATTAAACGCCAAGGGCCGTGCTTCTTACAACAAGGCCAATCCGGGTAAACCCGGATTAAAGGCCCCGCAGCCAGAGGGAGGCTCTCGCAAAGACAGCTTCTGTGCCCGTATGGAAGGCATGAAAAAGAAGCTGACAAGCGCGAAAACAGCCAAGGATCCAGATAGCAGGATTAACAAAAGCTTGAAGAAGTGGAAGTGCTAAATGGAAGGCGTTGTTTGGAACATGATCCTAACGGCAGGTATAGGATTTGTGGGTTGGGTATTGCGCGACAAAGCATCTGAGATTAATCGTCTTCAAATTTTGCTCAATCGCACCCGCGAAGAAATTGCCAAGGAATATGTGACCAAAGCCGAAGTTCATGCAGACATCAACCGTGTTTTAGACAGGTTAGACAGATTGGATGAAAAGTTAGATCGTTTAATGGCAACAACTTTAAAAGGATAGCAAAATGAAACATAAAGACGGTGGACTCGCAAAAAAAGGCGAAGGCATTGCTAAAAAAGGCTTTGCCAGTGGCGGCATGGTTGCTGGCATGGGCCAGTCACAGGGTAAAACCTTGAATCAAAACGTCAAAAAATTGGAAGGCGATAAAGTTGCCGTCCGTGGCGTTGGTGCAGCCCGTGCCCGCACAGCAATGATCTATTGATATGGCTGTTTCCGGCGTATCCGATTTCGATCTGCAGTTTGACGACCTCATAGCTGAGGCGTATGAGCGCTGCGGTATTGAGGTGCGCGACGGTTACGACATGAAGACGGCGCTTCGCTCCGTCAACTTAATCTTTGCAGAATGGGCTAACCGCGGCCTTAATCTCTGGACCATTGAGCAGCGCCAGCAGGTGCTGACGCCCGGGGTGTATGAGTATGACCTACCCGCAGACACGATTGACGGCCTCTCAGCCGTGATTCGGACCAATGCAGGCCAGTCTACCCAGCAGGACATCACAATCGACCGTATAGGCCGTGCTGAGTGGCTCCATGTGCCTAACAAGTTGACCCAGTCTCGCCCTGCGCAGTACTATATTCAACGCACGGTCCCCGCCAAGGTATTTTTGTATCCTTCTCCTGATGCAACGCAGACGTGGACGTTTGTCTACTACGCAATTCGCCGCATGGACAATGCTGGTGGCTTTAGCAATACAGCGGATATTTCTTTCCGTTTCCTGCCCTGCTTGGTAGCCGCTTTGGCGTACTATTTGTCGGTCAAGAAAGCGCCTGAACGTGCCATGTTTCTTAAGCAAATGTACGAAGAAGAGTTTATGCGTGCAGCTTCTGAAGACCGCGAGCGTTCGGGCTTCTTTGTGGTACCTACGTACACGCAGAGGTAAGCCATGGCCTATGTATCAGGCAAATTTGCAATTGCGCTGTGCGACAGGTGTGGCCAACGGTACAAGCTCAATACGCTTATCAAAGAATGGACAGGTTTTAAAGTTTGTCCTGAGTGCTATGAGCCCAAGCATCCACAGTTGGAACCAAAACGCTCAATAAATGAGCCACAGGCCTTGCAACAGCCTCGTCCAGAGAGTAGACTTGGGGTTACCGTCTACGTCGGGTTCACGGCTGATACTTCGTTTGCTAGTATCGGAATGATGCCGATGCCGTATGCAAAGCCCTTGTGGGTTGCTGCAGTGCTATCCCCCGTTACGACGAGCATCACATGACATACACGGAACTTGTTGCTGCTATTGAAGCCTACACTGAAAACACGAGTTTCAGTGCAACTGATCTTGCCACTTTTACCAAGCAGGCGGAGCAGCGCATCTATAACACAGTGCAGATTTCTAATCTGCGCAGAAACATGACGGGAAATCTGCAAGCAGGCAATAAATATATTGCATGCCCTCAAGACTTTTTGTCAGCATATTCACTAGCTGTTTATCCATACAACACACCAACAGCTACCGGTACTTCAGGTGCTTTTACAATTGTGGTGTCTAGTGCTTCTGGTTTAGCAGTAGGGCAATTTGTTACAGGTACCGGAATTGGTACAGCCGCTGCAATTACATTAATTAATGGCACAACGTTGACATTGTCTGTTGCAAACAGCGGCACAGTATCTGGCACCATGGCTATCCAAGGGGATTACACATACTTATTGAACAAGGATGTGAACTTTATTCGCGAAGTGTACCCAGCGGCCAATTACCGTGCTCAGCCAAAATACTATGCAATATTTGGACCAAATATTTCTAATGTAAATGAATTGACATTCATTGTTGGTCCAACGCCTGATGTAAATTATTTAGCC